TGAGTATGTCACTATACCTGTATCTCTTTGATTAATAATATGTTTGCTATCCAACGGATTTATTATTGCGTTGTAGCTTGCTTTTGCGAGCTCGTCTGAAGAGTAACCTCCAACACTTGAAGAATCCGCAACCTGTAGAGTACCATCAGATAAATCACTATCGAGTTGGGTTATATTGTTATCCAACTCTTCTATAGCATTTTGTATATTTGTAGATGTTAGAGTAGAACGTGTTGGGTTAAAACCTACTGTAGATGAATCTGAAAGATCAAATGTCCCATATGCTACGATATCTACAACATCATCAGCTATAGCTGGAGTAGTCAGTTCTATAGTAGAACCATCTGATGCGATAAAATCAGAAGTAGATAACTTTAAACCGTTAACATATACATCTACAAAACCTACATCATACGTGACATTAAATGTAGCTTGTGCAGACATTGTGACATCATACTCTATTCTATTAGAAGTACCGTTTATTAAAGTTCCTGCATTTATCCAACCTGCCGTTGTATAAACTTTCAGAAGATCATCTGTTGTATCAAAATATAGATCGCCCAGTTCCAAAGAAGAACCGTCAGCTCTTTCTGTAGGAGCTAAAGCTGCTTGTCCTAGATAAACATCCGCAACCTCTTGAACTGCTTCTACCCATGCTTGAACATTAGACTCTGCCGTCTCTGCCGATACTTTCGCAATTTCAGCATTAGTCTCAGAATTACCTGCGTTTGTTGCCGAGATTGCTGCTTCTTCTGCTTTAGTTGTGGCTATTGTAGCCTGTTCTGTTGCTGTAGTAGCTGATGTACTGGCTTCATCTGCCTTATTAGTTGCTGTTGTGGCAGAGTCAGCCGCGCTTGTTTCGGATTGAGCAGCACTAATAGCGGAGCTACTAACCTCTGTAGCTTTAGTTGTGGCTATTGTAGCCTGTTCAGTTGCTGTAGAAGCTGATGTACTTGCTTCGGTTGCCTTTGTCGTAGCAATACCTGCTTGGTCACTTGCTGTAATAGCTGAGTCTGCGGCATTGCTCTCAGAAGTTGATGCTGCTTCCGCACTAGCAACCGCATGGTCTCTTGCTGTTAAAAGTTCCCCAGTAAATTCAGAACCAGCATAAGTCTTATTGTATGGCTCGAGGTCTAAAACTTCCCACAGATCACAGTCAGTATTCGGAATCACCGCTGTAAATTTATCTGAAAAACCGTTTTCTGCATCAACGATAGTTATCTTGTATTCTGATCCCTCAGAGCCGAGTTCATTAGGAAATACATAGAGGTATGCGACACCTGATTCGTCTGTCTCTGCCTCATATATCTGAGGAACAACAAGCCCGTTGTACTTTTCCAGCGTAGAAAGCTTTGCAATTATCCTTACACCGCTAACTGCCTGTCCACCCTGTCCGTTAAATGTAAATGTGACTCTTACTGTAGGTATACTCATACGAATTGCCTCATCTGAACTGATAAGTCTTTCTGCTTTGAAGCTGACTTGTTAATTGATATTTTTGCCTTACTGACATAGTTGTCATAATCTGCCTGATACTTCATAGCAAGATTTGGATTACTCCAAGGTTTTGCTGGTTGCATCATAAGTCTTGCCTTAACGCCAGCAATGATAGCCGCGCTGTATATATTGTAAAACCTGTCCTCCACTTCTGTTACATTTGGAGTAGGTTTGATTGCTGCTTTAATTTTGAGTTGAAAGTCTTCATTAGGAACCGAGTCAAGTTCGAATGTAACATGGTCGTATGTGTAGCTTTTGAATACTGTGTTACCACGCACAACGTTCTCTATTCCGATAATTATACAATTGTTAGGGGCGTCAAGCTCATACTCTTTAATCCCTGAAAATATAAACAAAGGGTCGAGGTTTACAATATACGCATGTGTGTTTTCACAGAAATCTTGAATCACACTTTTGACATAATTCTTTGCAACAAGGTTTGAACAACCCTCACATTCAAGCAATACTTCACTTACGAATACATCAAGCTTTTGCATTATTTTATCCCTACGACTACATTCGGATCGAATTGCACTTCTTTTACTTCTTTAACACCTAGAATCTGCAAGAAGAGATCCCAATATGCGCCAGCTTTTGCCGCACCTGTTGGTGTGTCTCCTTCTTTCGCATAAGTACGGAAAAGCATATAATTTTTAATAGCTGGTTCGTACTCATCTGCTATAGAAATAGTTTCTACAGGTGACTCGCTATCTTTGTCGTCTGTAACATCAGCAGGAATAGCTGAATATACAAGTTCAATATGACCTGTATCAGATGATGGCTGCGGAGGATACACATAGAATATTTTTGGGTCGCTCTGTGCATCATAGACATAATTCTCAACTGAACTATTGGGATCACCTGTGTGCCAATCAAGGTTTAAAGTATCTATAGATTGCTGATCCACAATACTGATAGTGCGCCCAGGCGTATTACCGTCAACACCTAAGTTTCTTGTAATCTTTAACAAAGACACGCCATCGGCAGGCAGATCCTGCTTGGTACCGGGTACAAGCTGAATTATCTTATTCAGAGATCCAGCATTAGGCTTAAGAACGACTGTCACACGCTGAGCTTCGTTAAGCCATGTGTTGAGCTCTTCGCGTGTCCACCTGTCGTTATTGTCGTCAAGCAATTGTCTTGCAACTTCGTCAATGAGTTTGTAAACCTTTATTGATTGCATGCCTTATAATCCTTTTATCTGCAAAATTTACTCTGCAAGGCTATCTCTGAGCTGTTTTGCAATAGCTCTGAGTTCTCCTGTAGATGGGTTCCCTGTGAAGTTTCCCTTAAGCATTGCTTTAAGGTCCTTATAGTCCATTGCATCAATGTCCTCGTCTGTGAGATCTCTGGTGGACTCTATGCCAATAGCATCATCCGACATCGGCGGAGTACTTAATGCCTGAGTAAAATTAGCTGATATTGAAGACTGTATTGCCTTTCCAATAGCTTTACCCTGCTTCTCAATAGCCTCTCTTTCCACTCTTGCCTTCTCTTCCTTGTCGGCTTCCTGCTTAGCTTTGACAATTTTTGTTGCTTCAACAACTTCTTTAGGAACATCGAAAACAGGCTTCATTTTTTTGTTTTCAGCAAGAATCGGGTTATAGTGATAATGCTTACCAGTATCTATATGTTTAAGAAATTTAGGTTTCATATTTACATCCTCTTAAAATGGGCGGTGTTAGCCGCCCATTAGATGTTTATTGCTTACGCAGCTTTAGCGTAAAGGTGTCCGATACCTTCAGGTCTTACGACTTTATGACCGTAAACTTGAAGTCCTCTCATTCTTTGACCAAAGAATTTTTCAGACTTGATGATGTCATTTTCAACAAGCTGAGTAGCAAAAGTGAGAGCTTTCTTATGACCAAACATGATACTCCAGCAACCGACACCAGATTCATCTGTCTCTGTTAAGAAGTTAGAAGAATAAATAGTAAACTTATCAAGCATCCCTACTCTTCCATTTCTTAGAACAGAAGTGCCGTCGCCTGTCATAGAAGCATCTTTAAGTTCTGATGTTTTGATTCTGGTGATTGCCCAGCTTGGGAGAACAATCCATCTGTCCTGAGCTGGAACTTTTTGTTCGTCAAGAACCTGTCCACACTCAACGATTTTGTCAACGATGTTACTTTTATCAAGAGCAACAGCCGCACTGCCGTCTGTTCCAGTAGCACCAAGGTTCACTGTGCCTGATTTAACACCAGCATTAATACCAGAGTTTTCAGCGGCCACGTCTGCATAGATAGAGCCAAGTACACTGCTGTCTATAGATTCTTTCATCGTATCGGCTGCTTCGTTGACTGTATCTTTCACATAGTCAGCTCTTGCCTGTACTTTCTCGATATCATGAACATTAAAACCGTAATAATCACCTTGATTGATCTCAAGATCAATAGATGAAGGTGTAAGCTCATCATATTCAAGCTCTGCGCCGATTTCATATTTTTTAACTGTAACCTTCGGTACTTTACCGATTGTCACCTTATCGCCAAAAGCTTTTATCTCTCCCTCATAGTCAGTGTTACTGATATAAGGGACAACTGATGTTTCAAAAAATGATCCGAGCATAATAGATGCCCATATCGTCGGTATATATATACCCGATTTACCGGCTGTATAGCCGTTTACCAGTGGAAAACCACTCATGTTTCTACCTCGATTTATGAAGCATTGGCTCTGAATACAGAGTTAATGATTTCATTCTTCTTCTTCTCAAATTCAACAGGTGTAATTCTTCCTGCTGATAAGTCCCTAGAAAGACGATCGAACTCTTGCTTAATCTCTGCTTCTGTCCATGCTTTCGCTTGTGGAGGAGGAGTGCCATTGTTGTTTTTAGCTGGTTGTATTTGGCTTTGCACATTTTCAGACACTTGCTTTTTAGCAGCTGGGGCACTATTACTTTCACCTTCCTGAGCAAAAATATAGCTTGTTGAGCTTGTACTTCTGTATTCATTGAAGATGTCAGCAATGGATCTCGCATCACCACTTTCTGCTGCGATGTTTATCAGCTTCTGCTTAGTTGGTCTCTCTTTGAGCCAAGATAGGAAGTTAGGATCAACATCCTGATACTTCCAATTAGGGCAAAGCTTATCAAGCTCTTCATTGAATGAATTTGTTTTCACAGCCTCATCCTTTCGAGTTATATCACTTTCAATTCCTTCAATCTTTGACTCAAGCTGTTTTGTGTATCCAGCAAGGTTCTTTGCATATTTTGCCAAAGACATGACCTCATAACCAAAGCCCTGAAAATCTTCTGGATTGATATCGACAATATCAGAGTCACGTTCCACTCGTTTATTAGTCTCACCGTAATCAAATTCGTTTCCTCTTGGCTCAGAAAGCTGTCTGGAAAACTGCTCTATCTTTACCTCTGCATCGTTTAACTGATCGGTAAGACTTTTTATCTGGTTGAGATAACGTTTTGTCTCTGCATCATATTTACCTTGTAGCACCTTGTATTTCTGCTCAAAGGATTCTGCCGATTGATCTTCATAGTCTCCAGTACTATTTTGTCTGTCCTCTTCCGTTTTCTTAACAACATCACTATCTTCTCTAACAGAATCGTTAACAGTGTCGGAATTGTTTGAAGTCTCGTGAGTGTTCTCTTCGTTATTAGAAGAGAGTTCACCTTCTCCATTAGCATCTTCCGGTTGTTTTCCTTCTGTCAGATCAATAAGTAATTTTTCCGCTTCTTTCGCTTTTTCAATTTCTTTAAAACTCATTTACCCTCCGAGTCGGCATAATTAATACCGGTATTCGTAGTATATTAAAATCATTCAAGCCGTTATTTGTCGGTATTTGAACGAATTTTATCCGCTGTTGTTTTAGCAGTATCAAAAGCACCAACGATATCTTCAATCTGCCTGATGCGTCCCTGTATTATTGCCATTCGCAAAGGCTCATCCTCTTTAATGAGCTCTTTTATGTATTTATTTTTTTGTTCCTCTAAAAAACTTACAAACCCTCTAAAGTTGTCATGCAACGTAATGCGATACATAGCAGAGAACATATCTAAATGCTTTTCTTTGCTCATACCGTCTTGTACTCCTGCCCACTGACAAGTTGACCTCCACCATTAACCTGTGCTGGCGCTTGAGGTTGAGGCTGATTTCCTTGAGCTGCCGTAGCAGCATTAAAAGCCATTTCTTGCATCTTATTTATTCGAGCCATTTCTTCTTTACTTGGAATAATGTCATCAGTCTTAAGGTCAGCTCCGTCTACAACACCTCGCAGAAGTTCAATAAGACCATCTGCTCCAATTAGTGCGATGATTGCAGGATTAAGCATAATTTGTAGTAATTCTTGTCTGCGCACCTGCTGCTGTTCTTTTGCGATGAGAGAGGATGATCCTTCGGCAACAATCCGTGCATCACCAAAATAGCCATCAAAAGGCATATAGACACAACGCCATTGATAATGACGCTTAACAACACCTTCAATGACATCATCAATGTTACTAACTACGTTTTTAATACCTCTTGATGCATTATTAAACATCATGCTAAACCCAGTAGCCGTACTAAGAGCTCCACCTGCCGAGCCTGCTCCAGAGGTATATTGTGGTATTCCAGATTTTGTATCTGCTTCATTACTAAATGCTTTATATATCTCCCAAAGTTCTCTAGCCATCGATTGAGGCTGAAAGAACTCAAGAGGTTTATTACGTAGATCCTCAAACTGCCATATCTTCCATGAATACATCTTTGTGATATCCTCACCAGGAGGCATGGCTTTTATATCAACAGCGACCTGAGGACCAGACGCTATTCCCATATTATTGATTAAGTTACGTGCCGCAGCATTACACTGATCTTGAATATCACGTAGCACCATGCAAAGAGAACGCCCCCAAAAAGAACCGGGAACTTTTCTGAATGATGTTGTGAAATATGGAGGTCTTCCAAGTTTGTCTGGATTGATCTGAGCTTTGATAACTACATTATCAATAAGCCAAACCTCAACAGGATAGTCATTATCAGCGTCAGGGATTTCATCAACAGACATCCCATATTCAAGCAAATTATGACCACTGACACTGCCCCAAAACTGTAAAGCATCTATTTTCTTATCTGGATCTGAGTCCGAATACTCTTTATCCGCATTATTCTCTGTTGAAATATTCTCTGTATCTGTCAACCATGAACAATTAGAACCGTTTCTATGTTCCCTTAATACTTGACGTATCGCATCTTCTTTGAATCCTCCGACACCTATCAAGTTGAATAATTCAGACCTTAAAAGTTGATGCACTTCAAAGATATATGAATCACCTATTTCAGTTGAAGACGGTGAAGGGAATATCATCTGAGGACTCACACGTTCTGATTCAATACTCACAACGTCATCTAAAACAAGCCCTTCTTGACCTGTAGACTCATCATATCCCCATACAAGCTTTTTTCTTAATCTAACAACAGGAGATTTGATAAACATATTTGGATAAGTTGTAAGATCGTATAAGCACTCTTTTAAAACCTGATAGAAACCTCCCTCAACAAGATCGTCTTCTATCTCATTTTCAAGGTGTTGAAGCTCTTTTTTTGCTTGCTCTCTGGCATGTTGAAGCATATCCTCTTCAATATTCTCAGCACTTTCGTTAAACTGTTCCTGCCCTATAACACCCATGGTCACATCACCCATAAGGCGATTAAAAAGCTCAATGCGTATACGCTGCTTAAAATCTTGTGGTATGTCTGGAACAGGTGTCGGCTTAACTCTCCAAGGCTTCTCTTGCTGGCTAAGCACAATGTCATTTATCCAAGCTTCGCAAGCCACACACTTTTCCTCTGTCAACCCCATGAATATCTCAGAACCGCCATGTTCTTTTATTGCTTGCAGTTTTTCTGGCGTATACTCACCTTTGCGTTGCAATAGAGCATTATGCATTTCTTTTTCTATGCTTCTCTTTGCATCTCTTGCAGATCTCCAGCAACGGCGCACATATGAAGCAAGACCAAGCACAACGGGACTGTTCTGTTCTTCAGCCTGTCTTCTGTTAGCCTCAACTTCTGCGTCTATTTGTTCATTGTTTTTGTAGGTTATAGCACTTGCGCTCTCTATCATTATGTCCACCCTACAGCGTTAGATGTTGTAATTTGTTTTCTTTCTGCTTTATGTATTGTAAGTTTCTCAACATGCTTCATAGCCATTGTTTGAAATGCATCCGCACCATTTGAGTGCTCATCATGTAGAGGCTCTTTTCTATAAGTACCAAGGCGCTCATCCCATTTCTTGCGATATGACTCAAGATGAACAATGCCATCATGGCAACGCTCTTCATCAAACACGCAGATATTAAGAGTTATGCGAGCTGCTTCTATCGAATCTTCTTTTGCTGAAACACGTGGAATTGTCTCAAACTCGATACCCATTTCTCGTGCAGTATCCTTTCTTGAGACACCAGAAGTGTATTCTCTGACTTCGATATCATGCGGAGCATAATGCTTACCGTAGCGATACCCTTTCTCTTTCATCTTTTCAAAGTAATGCCCCATACCTTCGCCAGAATTCTCATAGTAGTCAATGACCCTGATCTCCTTGCCAACAGTCTGAGCGAACCAGATTGCGTTAACGTCATTAACTCCAAGATCCCAATATGTATCAACAGGAAATGTCCTATCGTAAGAAACATTGGTAATGCGCTTATCCTTCCTAATGTTCTGCATTTCAGTCTTGAAGTATGCTCCCTGAATAGAAGCAAAAAACGCTTCCTCGGGAGTGCTCGGATACTCACGCTTCATATCATCACCAAGTGTTCCGTGCTTCTTCACATACCAAGCTTTTTGTGCGTCAGAAAGCTCTATGCCTTTTGCCTCAAGCTCTTTGAAATATTCTGAAAGGTGAGGAAATATAATTACATTTCCCTCAAGCTGATACTCTGAGTTGTCATACCAAGGAAAGAAATGAAATCTAAAATCTAGTGCAGTAAGTTTTGCGCCTATCTCTTTAAGAGACTGTGCATCTTGGCAATACTCAAAAAAGTAGCCAGAGCGACCTTCGGCAGTGGATTCTATAATGATAAAGTTACCCGTGCTAACAGCCTCGAAAGCTCCTGTAACTATCTCTTTTGCCTTATCAGGATATTTGGCTGCAATCTTACCGAACTCTGAAACATGCAAATAGTTGATTGTCCCAGAGCGCATGGAAGAAGCAACATAGATTGAGCTGTTAGTCGACTCAAACAAGAGCTCGTTTGCCGCATCTCTCTTTGCTGGTCTAGCTTCTTTTATGTGTTCAGGAAGATTGTCGTAGGCGAATTTGATTTTATCACGAAAGAACTTCTTAGCATCCTCTTGGTTGTGTGCAATGATACCTGCCCTAACATTCTCGTTAAACAGGCATATATCAAGCCATAAGATACAGATAAACGTAGTAAAGCCGAATTGCCTAGCTTTAAGTATTATATTGCGGAACCAGATGTTTTTATAGAATAGTGTCTGAACAATATTTGGCTTAAACTTAACCTTATTTCCCTCTTTATCAATAATATAATAAAGATTATTAAGCCTCCACCACTGGTCGCCTAATGTCTGTTCAAGTTGTTCTTTGGGGATTTCTAGCTCAGCATTTTTCATTTACTGGCAGCCCTCCCGATGAACTCTTACCTGTGACCAGATCAAGGAGCTCTTTAACAGCGTCACTAGGATTGCGTTGTTCATTGTCCTTTTCAAAAAGTCCAAGGTGTTTTGATATACTCTCAAGGTTCTTTGTTTTGTCATTAAGTTTAATTTCGACAACATCATCGAGGATCTTCTTACCATTATCGTCGGTCTCTCCAAAGTGTTGCTTACGCACTTTGATAGAGGATATTGCTCGACGTGATGTCTCAGAAATCGAGTGAATACTTAACAGATTTCCTTTTTCATCAAAGAGTGTTGAAGGATCAAAAAATGCCGAACAAGCGAACTCTGCAAGTGTTCGTTCTGGCGTGATATTCAAGCGTTGCATTAGTTCTTCTCTGCGAAGATCTATCGCCTCTTTGATCTTTGGGAGTTTCAGAAGCTGATAAGCTTTAACGTGAGCCTGTTTATAGCCTGCTGCTTCACAAGCAGGGATAGGTTTTCCACCGCTCTCGATATACGCGTCAACAAACTTTTGCTGCTGGATATTCAGCTTATCTTTAGTACTCATACTGCTAGGGTATAAGTTTTTGTTTATTTTTGTGTTTCTATTGGGACTATTTGGACAGTAATTAAGCTTTTGCTAAAATTCCTATTTCTTTCCTATACCTATAATTTTCTGACTATTATCTGCTGGTCTATCACATGTCATACGACCTTTGTCTCTATACTCGTAAATATCTATTATACCTAACCTTTTCTAACTAATTTAATTAGTTTCGTATTGACTACGGAGATAACTAAACAGAACAAGCTTTGGAACTCTGCGCCCTTTCTTGTCTTTAGACTCTGGCATTTCTCCCATCTCATGAAAGAAACCTTCGTTGTACTTCCTGTGGAACTCACTACGAGATATTCCCATGATGTTGCAAATATCTCTAACTTGAAGCAAGTGTTTGAATCTATAACGTTGCTCAAGGTCTTCCATTTGGTCTTTTAGTGAAACATAAAAGCCACTCATAGCTCCCTCTTAAATACTTTTAGATAATCCTGATCTCTTTGAATTTAATAAGAACTGAGTTGGAATAAATCCAACCCAGAGCCTGTGCCGTCATTACCCTGATGGTAAACTGTATTACCTTGAACAGAGAGGTCAGCGTTAAAATTCTGAACTTCATCTGAAACTTTATTAGCGTAATCTTCGATTCCTATAACATTCTCAGCAGGCACGTCAAAAGGAGCTATCTCCCACTCTGTCCCGTTCCATCTTTTTACAAGTCTGTTTACAGAATCCAGCATATATGACTATCGACAGGACCAGTCGGTGCAGTTTCACCATAACTGAGCCTTGCGTTTTCACTTAGAAGTGAATAAACCCTTGATATCTCCTGAACAATCTTACCCCATGCCGAAGTGCTGGCAATAGTGTCGCCTTCTGTTGATAGAGTTATCGGAAATTCTTCGATATAATCTGCCATTTTTCTCTCCATTTAGTCGTTAGGATGATTTGCAGTTGTTATTAAAAGCTTAAGCAAATCATTTCTATTACCGATTATATTGGAGGTTAAAAACAATTTCCGAACGCATAGGACAATAAGGACAGAAAATGAATACAAATGACAAAAAGTTACTTGAAGTATGGGAATTTATTAACAAGTAACTTGTGTTTTTTCAGAAAAAAATATTTTGGCATATGTGAATCGCCCCTAGTTTTTAGACACTTCTAAGTTATAAATTATAACTACCCTAGGAGTGCTAAATGAGTGGTAAACGTGATAATTATCTAATAAGGCTTGTAAAGCAATATTGGACCGAGAGCGGCGGAGTCTACGGCTATCGTAAAATTCATACTGATATAATGGAGTATGGTGAATCTTTTGAAAAAACAGGGAAGAAGCAAGGCATGATATCTTTGATTATATTGAGATGTTTTACACGGAAACAATGGGAACCTATCTCCTTTTGAATTTGAAAAGAATTATGATATAAACAAGAATAGTGTCTACTAATTCAGTGGCGATTCATCAATCAATTCATAACTGGTCCAAATATTAAAAAATAAATATAATATGCGAAGCATCTAAGCAACATTTAACTCCAAAATATCAGCAGATACTTGATGTGCTCCCATATGCAAACGAAACGTTTCATAAATAAACCTATAGAAAACATCTCAACAACAAATGACGATCAAGACCAGCTATTTAGATAAACATTTCGTTTACACACCAAATACACAAATATATAATTATCTCTGTATATTATTAATTTTGCGTAGAGGTGTGCATTGGGAACTAAAATCACTTGTGGGAATAATAACGTAATCATTGTTAACAGCAGTTTAACTGACTCCGATATTATCCAGAAAACAAAAAACACAAAACAAGAGCGATTCAACCGTGAATCGATTATTAAAGATATTGAGAATTTTGCAAAATCTCATAATCAAAGCAATGAATGGATTAAGACATTTGCAAAAGAGTTTCTTGGAATCATATACAACTCATGCGACGAGCTCACAATAATACAGCTCGTCAATATTCAGAAGTCGCTAGAGTATTACATATAATATCTAGCTCTTTTAGGCGGCTTTGGGCTGGTCGCCTTTTAGTATTACGAAATAATACTATATTGCCACAGGGTATCCAACAATAATGAGCGATAATATAATTAGTGACATAAATAGAAACATCGCTATTCCAATGTTCATTCCTATAAAGTATTTTCCCTTTAAAGCAGATTTAAAAGGATCCGATCCAAAACCTATTACCATACTGGTTGAAACAAGTATATAGATCCTGCCTATCCTCATAAGAAAACATCCTATAGACATTTGATAATACATTCTAAGCTTTGTATCGGCAACATTACATAACCGCATGGGTTATTTTCCTATTGACACTATTAACCTTAAAGGTTATTATTTCATCAAATAAACCTCACAGGTTAATATAGGAGATCAATACATGATACGTCCAATAATAGAACAAAAATTCGACAACGGATACCAAGTTGAGGTGTTTCACTGTGACTGCAAAACCAAAGAGCCTTACGGCGTCATTGTTACTCCGCCAGAAGGTATCGGTGGGCTCACAGCTTACGAGTTAGAAACAGAACAAGCGGTTGCACACAGGCTGAAAGAAGTCGAAGGTCGCATCACCTTACCTTTGCCTGAAACACACGAGGCAAGAGATCAGCTTATATCTATTATGTACGGCAACATCGAAGCACTCGGACACCTTAATGCCGTGTTTAAAATTCGTCAGTTTGTCGAAATTGGACAACTCAAATATCTTGTCCTCCTGAATGACCTCACAGGCGAAACGCTCTATATCACAAGAAAATTAATAAGCATCGAAGGTGAAGAAACTACACACCATAACAGTGAGCTTGTCGCATGGTTCTGGAAGCTTGCAGAACTTCTGAGAAACAGAGACGAGGTTGCCGCATGAACGTCAACATAATGTCGTTCTCCAGAGCCTCTGCAATAGCCGAGAGATACGCCCGTATGTTCCAGTATAGATTCGGCTATGCAATGAGCAAAGTCATGAATAAACACGGCATAAGCCGCTTAGAAAGCGGATAGCATACATACTCCCAATAGTAACGACCGTATGGGTTAAGCCCATGCCCCGAAAGGGAAGTAACAAACGTAAATATAGTGTGATTGAAAAAAGCAGAGGGCGGAGCAACACACCGCCCCTCTGCTGAACGCTTGACGAGGGTTAGTGCACTTCAACCGAATGGAGAGATAGGATGTCGGTTCGGATATTAAAAAACGCTAGCTGCCGTCTACTAAACCTATCAAGTGGGTTCGAGCCCCACCCGCAAGCGTTCAGTAGAGAACAAGAGGTGTAAGAGATGACAACTTCACTTTACCCACATGAAAGAGATAAGGCAGAAAATGAAGCTATGAAAATTGCTGATAAATGGCAGGATATCTTTGAAAAAGGGATGATTGCCTACCAGTTGGAAGCTGTTCAAGAAGAAGCTGTTTTTCTCGTTAAAGGCGAAGATGAACAGGCAATAGCAGAATATGCCGAACACATGGCAGCATTTGTTGAAAACCTCCCGTACAGCTCTCTCATTATCGAAAAGCTTATAAAGGGGACTTCCATAAAATGAATGCAACCATAAAATTATATGATGTAAAAACAATGACTCATGCAGAGTGGAAAAAATCAAGAAACAGTGGTCTCGGCGGCTCTGATGTTGCTGCGATATGTGGGCTTAATCCTTGGAGATCTCCTTTATCTGTCTATCTTGAAAAAACAGGTCAGATTGATGGAGCTGAAGAGAATGAGGCTATGGAATGGGGAACAGCTCTTGAACCTATCATAGCAAAGAAGTTTGAAGAACGCACAGAGTTAAAAGTTAGGACCAATAATTATATTCTGCAACATCCTCAGTATCCATTTATGCTTGCGAACCTTGACCGTGAAATAGTTGGTAAAAAGGAAGGTCTTGAAATAAAGACTACCTCAGCATGGAACGGTGGAAAGATGCACAAAGAGATACCAGACTATTATTATCTGCAATGTCTGCATTATATGGCTGTAACAGGCTATATCGGATGGTATTTAGCCATACTTGTTGGCGGTAATCAAATGCACATTCACTACATTCCAAGGGATGAGGAAGACATACAGAATCTTATTAAGATAGAAAGCGACTTCTGGAATAACCATGTGCTAGCTAAAGTAATGCCTGAAGCAAATCATCAAGATAGTGATGTTATAAGGGCTCTTGTGGGTGATGTTAAAGCAGATAAAGAAATCTATCTATCTGGTGAGAATGTTTCTGATTATATTCAACAATTCAAAATAGCTAAACAGACAATCAAAGACGCAGAAAAGCTTAAAAATAATGCTGCAAACAATATCAAATTACTCATGGGTGATGCTTCTATAGGTTTAATAGATAACTACATAGTAATGAATAAACCTATTGTCTCAAACAAATTCAACACAAAAGGTTTTATTGAAGACCATAAAGACCTTGCTGATCAATATAAAATAGAAAGTGTTTCTACAAGATTCGAAATAAAGGAGGAAAAATAGATATGGCAGTAAAGGACGCATTAGCAGAAAAAGCAAACGGGAACGGCTCAGAAGTTGCCAAGCCAGATAATAAACCTAAGACTATATTTGACTATGTTCAGTCGATGAAATCACAGCTTGCACTTGCACTCCCAAAACACATGGACGCAGAAAAGATGGTAAGAATAGTTACCACAGAAATGAGAAGAAACCCAAAACTGGCAGAATGTACTCGTGATTCCCTACTCGGGGCGATAATGCTCTCTGCTCAAGTGGGGCTTGAACCTTCACCTCTTGGTTATGCTTATCTTATCCCGACTTACAATGGAAAAACTAAGACGACAGATTGCCGTTTTGAAATAGGCTACAAGGGCTTTTTAAGGCTCGTTAGAAACTCCGCAGAGGTCAGTACCATATATGCAGAATCAGTCTGTGAAAACGATGAGTTTGAGCTTACAAGAGGCACTGAGAATAAAATCATCCACAAGCCGAACCTGAAAGATAGAGGTGCGCCATACGGCTTTTATGCAATGGCTCAAATGAAAGACGGCTCTTTTGATTTTGAGTTTATGAACATAAAAGAAATCGAAAAACGTAAAAAAGTCAGCCAGTCAAAAGACAGCTCATATTCCCCTTGGAATCAATGGTTTGAAGAAATGGCAAAAAAGACCGTCTTAAAAGCACTCTGTAAGCGTCTGCCACTATCGCCTGATCTTGCACAAAACCTTTATGTTGACGGTGGCGTAGCTAACAAAGTCAATAACCCACAACACGAAGACGATAACCTTGATGTTCAGTTTATCGATGTTGAGTACTCAGAAGGTAATAACGATACCATTGACACTGCAACAGGTGAAATAATAACAAACGCTGACAATATCGAAGCTGCTGTTGATGATAACGGTAAGCTTAATCTGAAGTAACCCCCTTCCATTCACCCCGGTTGCTCTCTTGTTCTAAGAGGGCTTCCGAAGTCGATGGACTAATAAGGAGAAAAAAATGAGCGATACTAAACAAGCCGAAATCGACAGGCTGAAAGCGGAGAATGAAATACTTTTAGGATCCAATCTTATATCTAAAATATACACTCTCGAACAACTCAACGCAGAGCTTAAAGATGCAATCATAGAGACCAGAAAAGCACTCGAAGACGGCGACTCTGAGGCACTAGGCGATTTGTATGTAAAGCTCGGCAGACTTGTAAACGGAAACGAACAATGAAAGCCACACTGCTTGTAATGGCGATATGCTTCGCCTGTGAGACATTAAGACGCAAGGTGTAGAAATATGAAAGAGACAGAAAACATCATAATCAACAAATATTATGAGCCTGATAAGCCAGACTTTATGAACAAAAAGAGACTCGCCGAAGAGCTCTGTAGATCCACAGATTACATTGATGATCTAATAAAAAAAGGCATACTAAGAGAAGAAGTTCACTTCACAAGAGATGGCCGAACTCTTACTTTCTATTACCCAGAGATAAAAAAAGAACTTGCGCCAAAGCTCGCCTCTGTGGTTTAAACTATAAGTATGGGAAGCATACACGCTAGAGGCAAAAAAAACAGGCTTTACGTCTATTTCACATATAAGAGCATACGAAGACACGAAAAGACGAATTACTTCTGCGAAACAGGCAAGCAAGACTGTAAGTGCCGCAATTGTCGAGCGGCTATTGCTCTGGTTGGAGAGATTGAAAGAAAAATAAATGATGACATATTTAAATATGCTGACTACTTCCCCAACTCAAGAACACTTGAAAAACTTCATGAATATTCACTAAAGACAGATATTACTTTCGGAACATATGCAACGCAGTGGATTGAATCAACTAAGCCGTCACTGGCTAAATCAACTGCTGTGTCTTATGACTCTATGTTAGACATGCTGATAGACCATTTCGGAAAATTCCAGATAAGAGATATCCGACCAGGGCATGTTAAAGCATATGTTGCTTCTCTCAGTGTAAAACCAAAGACTATCAGAAATCGCATTGGTCTTTTATCAACAATACTTGGATCTGCAATAGATGATGAGTTGATAGATAAAAACCCATGTCAACGGGTCAAATTGCCGGCAATTCAGCAAGAGCCAGTAGATGCTTTTGAATGGAAAGAGGTAAATAGTATTTTAGAATGGCTAAAAAAGAATAAACCTAACATGGCAACCTTCTTCGCTATTGGATTCTATACAGGCATGAGAGAGGGTGAAATCATGGGTTTGAAATGGTCAGATATTGATTTTAATGACTACACGATAACTATTCAGCGAACCATCTCTTCAAATGAGATAAAGGACCGCACAAAAACTAACAAGATCAGGACCATAGATATTCCTGAAGAACTTGACGACTTCTTGACTGAACAAAAAGCACGAACATTTCTTCACTCAGAATTTGTATTTGTAAACTACAAGAACGAACCTTTCACAAGTTACACTACAATTACAGACTACTATTGGAAACCTTGTCTCAAAGCACTAGGTATGCGTTACAGAATTGCATATCAAATGCGGCATACTTTCGCATGCCTAATGATAGAAAAAGGTGAAGATCTCAACTGGATCAAAAACACCCTTGGGCATTCTTCACTGAAAATGCTATTTGAAAAATACGGAAATAAGATTGAGAGAAGACAAGCAAAAGGGCAACGTAAAAAATTTGGTGCAGTTTTTGGTGCAGAACAAACCAGTTTATAA